TCTCTTTACAGCGTTTAAGTATCCACCGAGAGTTGTATCTGTTTTCTTCTTTGCAACCGTAGTTGATTGATGACCTTTGACAGTTAAGTTATCCTGAAGTGCAATGTTGCCCTTACGCGCTCCATCTATCTCTGAGATATGATCTCCATTAATAATTTGTAGTTTATTACCTCCAACACTGAGATTATAATCACCGGCTACATCTACATTTAAATCACCTTGATATGTCATATGTGCATTACCTTCAACAACCACATGCTGATCGTTTCCTGCACTGATTAATACATCTGATGTACTGCTTACATAAACCGTACCATCAGGTTTTATTTCTATTCCTGCTCCGGACTGATGTCTAACAAGAATACGTTCATTAGAAAGTGTGTCATCTAATTCTATTACATGACCACCCGGTGTTTCAAATACTTGATTGTTCGGATATGTAGAATGTCTTCTTTTTTCTTCTTCTTGCGGCGGAATATAACTGTATACTGGTTCTCCGGTAATTGCACCAGTAGGAATGCCATCACTAGTTATTCCTACAGGATCTGCATTACTAGCCACATATCTTGGATTCTTTACATATTCATCTATAACACTTCTTTTTTGTAATGTAGGTATACCGCCATTAGTTGCTAAATCGTTTCTAATCATTCCACGAGAAGCTTTATTAATTGAAGATTCATAATAATACTGAGAACGCGGATATACTCCACTAGGATCTTGATAGCCTATTGGATACACGCCTTCATCATATACTCGATTACCAAACTTATTCTGTCTATCTAATATGTCATCGTTTTCAGTTGTCATTATGAAGCCTCTTGTCTTTGTGCTGCTATCTCTTCTGGAGAGAGCGGAGCATCTTTACCAGATGCTGATATATTATATTTTCCGAAATTCGATCTTACAAAATCAGGAATCGAAAATCCAGGATCAGCTTTATTTTCCGGATCAGTATCGTTATGTCCCCATGCTTGTCCACCAGGCCATACTTTATAAAATGCATTAAAAACCTTTTTAAGTGATTGTCTTTGCAATTCATTAATAGACTCGGGTCCCATTGGAGGATTAGCTAATCCAACATTTGAGGGAACTGTATATCCTCCAACTAATGCTACACCTATACTATACGTATTATGACCATTTGCTTGAGCATGTTGCCCAACTTGTTGTATAGGCCGCCCTCTCTCAATTGTTCCATCATTTCTTATTACATAATGATATCCGATACCACCGTATCCTGCACCTCTATGAGTAGCATGAACTTCTTCGGCACCTATATCCTGATCTATATAGTGTCCTGTCCAATGAACTACAACTTCAGTAATATCACGCGTAGCAGATCTGAAATCAGCTTCTAATTCTTCGATGCCACCTACAACAGTAAACTTATAAGCAGTACTAGCAGCGCTAGGTATTCCATCAGGATTATCCGGATCTTTCCATGTATTAGTCTCAGCTCCTTGCCACTGATTATCATTATCACCAATACCCATTATTGGAAGCTGCGTAGAACCTGTATATGTAATTCTAGTTGAAACTCTAGTATCAATATTCAATAACGTAGATTCAATAAGACTAAAAGGACTACTAGAGTTATTTGAAACAAGTAATATTGCTTCTGCATATCTTCCTTGAGATAACAAACTTACAATGTTTTGAGTTTCAAATGACTTAAGCTTGCCACCTGTTAACTCATCTATAATTAATCCAATTGGTCCTGCACTAATATCCATTACTGCTTGTAATACTGGTGATATTGCACTTCCTATTGCTAAATCTACTTTAGAATTAAAATCAGAAATAACCGGAGAAAGTACAGCTCCTAATGTTCTTGATAATCCTGCAGCTACAAATTGATCGATATTGCCAGCAGAATGTACACCTTGTATGGCTGATACAAGTCCGGTTATATTTTTACCTGTTGCTTTTGATAAGAGTGTACCAATAGCTAACCCCGAACTGCCGCCATAATATGATTTTAAAAATCCGGCTACAGGACTATCTCCTGTTAATATCGCAAGTGTCCCAAGAGCAGTTAAGACATCAGGAATACTGGCATGACCAGATCCTATTCCTTCAAAAGAATCATCTATTACTTCAAATAGATTCTCTCCGGTTACCGCTTCAGTCAGTTTAACAAGAGCAAGACCTAATAATATATTTTTAAATTCACCAGGATAATTTTGTATTTGCGATACAGATTCAAATCCGTTTAGAGTCTGTCCTACATCTTGTCCTAAACCAGATGTAAACTTAGCATTATATTCGCCTTGAACTGTCGGTGCAGTATTACGAAAATCTGCAGTACCTAACCGCTGATTATACGTAGATAACGTAGATTGATATCGATTAAAACTAGTCATTATACTCTCGCAAATTGATCATACACATTATGTGCATAATTAATTCTTTTCTGTCTATGTGCACCAGAACTTCTTTCATATTTTTCATCAAATATTGTAGCAGCCATGGTTACTGAATCAGTTGCTTTAAGTAAGTTTCCAGCATTTTTATTTAAATTACCTGAATGTGAATCACTATTACTTAATTCCCAAACAATAAATTGTAATTGATCGGTAAATGTACTATCTTGCCAAGGTTTACCATATACTTGTTCAAAAATATTTCTACGTCCTGGATGCCATTGTGCAATTCCTGCTGCCTGACCACCATCTCCTCTTGGTCCATGTTCCGGAAGATTAGGTCCAACTTCAGCGATAAGATTTCCAACTATACCAGCAGATTGTTTTTCTGTAAAACCTCTAGCTGTAAAAAAATTAAAAGCTTGTTCTACTCTCGTAGTTCCTACAAGAGCATCGGTTACAACAGATCCATATCCAGGTATAATTCCTGCGGCTCTAGCTAAACGCGGATCAACTTGTCCTTCTCCATATCCAATATCATATTGTATTGCTTTGTCTTGCTGATTCGCTAATTGCTGCTCTGATGGTATTTCTATTTTAGGCATAACGCCCAATATACATGGTAATTGTGAAGCTTTACCGTCCAAGAACATACCAAATACTTGAGCTCCGGGTAAAATTTGTGGCATCATACCAATTCCTGATGTACCACCCGATGTACTTGGTTGTAAGACAGTTGCCCATGGAAGAGCATGGTTTGGAATTTCGCTAACTTTTCGTGAATGTACACCAAAAATTCTAACCTGTACTCTTCCGAGCTGCATAGGATCTAGGTTATTTGTAACCACACCAACAAACCAACGTGCATCATCTCCGTAATATTGTTTCATACAAAACTCCCGGAAACTGAAGTATTACCTCTGTAGTTAGCAATCTTAACAAGACTTAAACCAACTGAGTAATTGTTTGGAGTAAACGTATGCCGAGCAGCATATATCATATAATCGCCAGTTCTTTTTCTATCAAATATATCTTCGTATTGTTCGGTATCTGCAATAGACACAACAGAAAGAACCCGTCCTAATGTTTTGTTACCGTCTTGTGGCATCATATGAAGTCCTGGCACTTCTATTTCTAACATAGATTTACCAAGAAGATTTCGTACAGACTTTGATATAGCTTTAGCCGAATGTCTTTGTGTACTCGATTCTTCGTGTATATTTTTTACGCCATTATCATATATACTACCTGCAGACATTCCTGTGATTCTTTGTGCCGTCATCTCACTGACAGGTTTATTTCTTGCAAATACTGTTCGTGTATCTGCTGCAGGATATGAATTAGTTGTAAGTAAATTAGATATAACTTTTTCTAAATCATAATTAAATGTATATTCTAATCCATGAGTAGTATCTACATATTCATATACTGAACCAACATCTCCATTCTGTACTAACGCTAATGTATTGGCATTTTTTGGATTCTTTATTTTAGTTATTTGTCTTCCAAGTCCTGCACCAGTGGTTCCAGCTCTTTGTGATAATTGTGAAGAATAAATGAATGGATCTGAAACATTAATAGGAGTTTGTTGTAGTAATGTATACAAATCATAAAATCTTAAATGATTATCAGCTAGTGTAGCATAACAGAAGAACGGAGTTCCAGTTAATCCTGTTGTACGGCGTTTTATAACCTCAATGGCTTCAAGCGGATTTAAATTAGGTACAATATATCTGAATGCTGCCTGTAATTCTTGAGCTAGTTGTTTAATACTATTTAACGCATCTGCATTTGGATTAGTTAAAACATCTAATTCGTCGATTAAACTACTAATTTGATTTGCATCTCCGGCACGTATTACTTTTTTAACAACGCCAAAAGAATCTTTTAAAATATTATCAATGATTTCACTTGGTTTACCTTCGTACATTTTATTTACATTGATAAGCGTATTCAGATATGCATCATAATCTAATATTTTAAGTGTAACCGTATCAGTAGTATCTGTTGTGGGTACAATGCTTTCAACTTCTGTTACAACGAATCGCCTTGAAACTGTATGAGAACTATTATATAATGAGAACTGAATATCTAAAAGCTCAGTCCCTTGAAAATCCATAATCTCTATAGATCTGCCGGTATCAATATATGATATTGTACCTGTAAGATATGATTTTTCTACATGCTCATATATATTTAATTCGACTAATGTTGTAGTAATATCAACAGCATGATCATTGCGCTGTGTAGATAGTACAGCACGGCGCATCTCAAACTCATGAGGATCAAAAGGCGTATATGATTCAGCCATTTAAAAATTTATCCTGAAATTCTCTAAATATATCACGAACAGCATCAGGCTTTATAACTCGTATTGATTTTAACTTGTCATTTTCTGCGATATAATATTCTAATTGAGTTACTGGTGTTTTAGTATTAGGTCTGTCTGCATGTGGATCAATGTCACAATGTAAATTATCACCATCTACATAATATCTTACTGAATTTTTTTCAGCAGCAGAAGATATAAGTGTAATAGATTCTATTCCTTCTCCGACTTGCGATGTTAAAACTTCTGTAGATCTGAAAGTAGTATCAACAGCATCGCTAGCTCCAGTAGATAAATCTTTTATGTACAGTTGTCCTAAATCTAAATTTCTATGAGCAATAGTTCCTACAACACCTGATGTTGATCCTGTTACCTGTTGTCCTACTTTCATTTGAGTAGCTATCTCATCTTTTGTTTCAACAACGGTATGTGTTAAATCTTTATCTATGAGACTGCTTAACGCATCGTATGTTAAAGGCCAACCTTGTTCTTTAATATGATCATTAAGTAAATAGAACATCCAATAATAATCTGTAGTACCATATAACTTATATGATAGTTGATCTGGCCTATCGCCTTCTTGAATATAATAGTTTCTGTAAAATGCTATATTATCTTTTATCTGATCAATAATATCGACATATGCAGTTAGATTCTCATATGCAACCGCAGGTAAATTTACACCAAATTGATATGAAACAGATGGAAAATTTTGAAAATATGTAGACATTACGTTCCTCCATCATAATCATTCTCTGGAAAAATCATTTCCCAAAATTCTTCCCAGAAATCTTTATAATTTTTACCATATAGATTCCATCCATATCTGACATCTTCTTTATCTAATGTTCTGAATTCTATCATATCAAGTGTAAGATCTATTTCACTATATTGACCATCACGATAAAATGACATAGCTGTAGCATTATAGTTTGTAGTCATACCACGTAAGTAGCAAGGAAGTAATTGTGCACCAACATTTTTCTTACCATACCTCATAGCAATACCGAACTTATTAGGAAACTTATAACCAACCGGTAGTCTATTTCCTCCAGCACTTATATCAATAGATTCAGGATATAGTTCTGTACGAAACCATTTAATAATGTTTTCTATTTGTTTTGCTTCTGCTTCAGATCTTGGTAAAAATTTAAAAGTAAAAGAATGTTCTCTTGGTCTTACTGATTTAAATACTGCTCGTATATTTGGATTCAATGCAGTTTGCGTAACTGTGGATGCTACTGCACCTGCTCTTCCACCTGGCATCATAGAACCAACTTTTGCTGCAGCAACCCTTGCAATGTTTGGATCTTGTAGATTTGAAAGTATTGAACCAATACCACCTGTACCCATTAACGCTGAAACTGATGCACCTAATATTGAACTCTGACCACCTGATAATGATTGCCTAGCTGCTTCACCAGCTATACCAAAAGAAAAAGAATTATCGAATTCTATTCCATCTTGAATAGCTTGAGCAGGAGGAAGATATAATTCTACTGTCTCACCTCTAAACGTTTGACCAGGAGTAAACGTACCAGAAAATATATCACCAATATTATTAAGTGACTCTAAGAAATCTATACCACCTTCTGTGTTATTTGGATTATTTCCTACTTCTTTTTTCTGAAATGCCGAGGTATTAATCTTTGGAGGTACTTCAATAATTTGCGTAAAATACACACGTCCTTTATAATCATCTTGCGCTTCGAGAGGGAATCTATATTTAGGCATGTTTTTTCCAATAAATACTTAAAAAACTTAAGACTATTTATATGGCATACTCAGGTAAATACAAACCAAAGAACCCAAAGAAGTATGGTGGAGACCATAATAATATCATTTTTAGGTCAATGTGGGAAAGACATTGCTTTAAATGGTGTGATGAGAATCCGAAAGTGAAATCTTGGACGAGCGAAGAAGTCGTTGTGCCATACTATTATGAGGGTGATAAACGCTATCATCGATACTTTCCTGATCTTAAAATAGTACTTGAAGATAGAGTACTGTTAGTTGAGATAAAGCCTGACAGAGAAACAAAACCACCTACAGGATCTAAACGTACGAAGCGATATATTAATGAGGCATTTACATATGTCAAAAATATGAATAAGTGGGAAGCTGCACAATCATATGCAAAG